AGTCGTTTCCACCGCGATGTTTCTACTCAAGGAGACTCCTAGTGTAGGAAAAAAAATCCTACTCAAGAGATTTTGGCGTGTCCTACTCAAGAGAAAAAGCCACGCTCTACTCAAGAGAATCTGTGCCCGTCTACTCAAGAAAATTTGCCCGCTCATACTCAAGAGCCTTTGCCCGTTAGCTCAGTGTACTTCTTAGCGATCGGCTCTGCGTAGCGGATAAACTCTGTACGCATGTCGGATGTCCAGGCTTCAGGCTTGGATCGGTTCAGGAACCACTGACTAACCTTAATCAGCGGAAAGAAGAACGGTTTGCGTTCGCTTGGTACGGATGTCGTGATCGGATCGGGCAGCATCTCTGTCCACAGCATGATCTGGCGCAAGGCGGCTGGGTCACCGTCTTGCAGTTTCTTCTGATGTGCCGCTACACGTTCTAACCGTTTGCCTTGCTCATTAGTTAGATTAACTGACTGCAGCAAATCAGATACGTCATCACCTTTCGCCCTTGCGCTGGATATGATGGCACCGGCCTGTGCTGCCAAGCCAATCACTTCGCCCATCTGCTCAAGGGTTTCTGTCCGTCTCTTGTTTAGCTTCTTGATTATTTCTTTAAGTTCTTGCATCTGTCCCTGCCTTTCAATAGTGCGGCATTGTTAAACTTAGGAATCTCACGACGCCGCGTGTCGTGATGTTTCCTTGCCCTGAGATCGTATGACTCACGGGCCTTCTGACTTTTTTGCGCTCTTACTGGCAACCCAAGGCGATCAGTTAGACTGAGCACCCGCTTGCTGAACGCCTGCTTTGTGATCTTGTGTTCCTTGGCAAGCTGGGTCATCGACTTGGTCGATCTGTTAAGCACAACCGCCAGCACGGACTGCTCCAACGTGTCGGCCATGTTCTGAACCGCCGGATGGTCTGGCGCCTTAGTTATCAAGTAATGAAACACCTGGGTGGTCAAAGCCACTGACGACGTTGTAACAGTCAGCCCCAGCTCACAGAACGCCTCATGCACTAGATCCGCTATGCCATCAATCCGGGTGGATATGTGGGCTGAACCGCATGGGATGCGTTCTAACGCTTGCTGATCTATCATATTAGATTAACCCCTAAGTGCAGTCGTTAGTGCAGTAATGGAAACGGCCGTCTGCATTAGTGCAATAATAGGCCCTAAAGGGCCTTTATTACTGCACCTACATGCTCCGCAATACTGCACTAGTGCAGTAATAGTTATTGCACTAACTCTAGAATGGCTCATTTGTCACCTTTTTGCTGAATAAGCCATCGCTGGCTTCTTCAATTAAACCGTCATCTTTAGCCTGCTTCACGCGGGCCTTTGCTTGCCGTTCCTGTAGCCCGGTGGCCTGCTGTACGAATGTAACAACTTGGGTGTACTTTGCCCCTTCAGGTAGCTTTGCCCAATCGATTGTGGATGCCCGACGGCCTAGTGACTTTTCTGGCGCTCCCACCTCAATCCAAGCCATGCCTTTGTCGGCATGCTTTAGATGGACTAGCGGCTGCGTCTTGCTGGCAATTAAATCGCTCGCAGTTACGCCAGAACGCAAGCCAGACCGCTTTCCGCGCTTGGTTACTTCAAGCTTATATGTGTACGTTCCTTGCTCATCCTGACCGCAGGGCGACAGCATTAGAACGGCTCTTGCCCAGTTCGTCAGCTCGCTCGATCCAAATCCGCTATATGCCTTGTCGTGCCCTTGGTAACCACTGCCGTCCCGTGTTGGCTTTGGGGTGTGGTGCATAAGCATCCAAGCAAATCCGCCAGATAAGGCGAGCGGGTTAAGCAAATTACGCAAAAAGCCACCGGCAGTCTCCTGGCTAGATAAGTCGCCACCGATAAACGCCAGCAAAGGATCTACCCAGGCTAAATCAGGCTTATGCTTATCACCTAGGCGACGCATCCGATCGACGAACCGCTCACCAGTGGACGTGCAATCACGCACAATCACGATGTTTTGCTTTACCCGTTCCAGCTCCTCTGCGGTTAAATCCAGCGCCTTTAAAATGCCCTGCAACGCCTCTGCAACGTCGCCCTTGTCGTTCTCAGCCTGCACGATCAGCGACTTCAACGGCTTGCCGTGTGGCGATATGCCAAACAGATCACGACCGGCCGCCCAGGTGATTGCTGCCTGTAAGCACAGCACGCTCTTGCCCAGCCCGCTGCTCCCCACCCACAACGCAGATCCGCCACGGCATATCCAACGCTTGCCAAGTAGTTGCGTTATGTCGGCATCCTCTTTGAAATTAACCAACTGCTCCCAGCTATACGGCTCAGGAATATCTCCGTAGATCGTGCGCTCCTGCCATTCCATGTAACTTAAAGTAGGTGCGCCACATTCAACCAACTCCTGCTGTAAGCCTGTGGCCGTCCTCATCGCACCGGGCAACCGCGACAACCGGCCTGCGTCCTTGTTCGCTGGATCAGGTTTCGAGTGTTCTAAATGTTTATAGATAAAGTCCACACGTTCAGCAAACTCCTTGGCATTGGCAGCCCGAATATCCACCCAAGCATGCAGACTGCGTGCCCCGCTCTTAATGATCGACGACGTAGGCAACCCACTGCGCTTAATTATCGCCCACTGCTCTTGCAAAGTGCTTTCATCAAACTCGATCAGGCAATGGCGAAACTTGGTGATTGATTCGGCTTTGCGGTTTTTGCCGTTGTTGGCGTTAATGGAGACGTAGACTCCAACTGCATCGCCCTGCCACTCTTTCAACCCGTCGGCCTTAAACAGTTCTAGCCATTCCTCTCGGCTTCGCGTCTCGCCAGCGCCGTCCGGCCGCTCGCGGTCGCCGTCCTTTATCGATCGGCAGATATTAATCTGATCGCCTACGTCGAAACAGGTAGTTAGGAACTTATCGACCGGCCCACTCTCCACGCTGATCGGCATGGGTGGTACAGGCAGATCCTCGCGCACGATTGCCCCGTTCTGATAGCCGTACTTTGCTTTCGGCCTCCACGCCTCCCGAGCTGGTTTGCTGTATGCGGATCTGACCGCACTCACGGCCTCATTCTGCGACAGCCCTACTTTAAACGCCCACTCCTCTGCGTTGGTCGTTGCGTCGAACTCCGTCAGCCCTTGGTCACGCCACTGGCACGCCAGCTTAAAGAGCTGCGTGTTGCGCTCACCTTCAGCGGCTCCGTTGCGGTGTATGGCTTCGATTGCGGGGGGTAAAGGTGCGATCATTTTCTGACTAACCCTTCCAAAGCTTTCTTAATCACGTACTCGATCACTGCCTCTTGATCTTTTTTTAGCTGCTTCAGCCCAAATGCGTGCAACGCCTTGGCCGTCTTGGCGTCATAGGTTACGTCGACCAAAACCTGCTTCGGTGCAGGACGTGCTTTGCCAAAAGTAATTTTGCCTAGATCCTTCATTTGCGTTTACTCCTCTTTTTGCGTGGCTTCACTTCCTTCCAAATTTCAAAGTTCTTGTCGCAATCGACAGACAACAGCATCAGCCGCTGATACAGCCACCCGCCCCAGCTCCACCGGGCGATCGTAAGGCTGACCATGTCCCCTAAGTAATAAAACAGGATTGAAAGCAGCTTCATTTTTTCGCCTCCATCGCATTAGCCTTGTAACCTTCGGCCTGCTTCAGCATTTCCGTTGCCATAAGAACGGCCAGATCCAGCCGGGTGCGTACTGCGTCGTACTGCTTCTTCAGCAAATTCTTCTTCGCACGTTCAAGCACTGCAAGATGCCATGTGAGACGCTTTACGCTCATAAATTTTCGTACTTCTCCATAAAAGGAATGTCGTAAGCGCAATGATTTCTAAATTCAGGAATTTGCATCATGGTTTTATGCAAACTCTGCGCATCGACTTTGCCCCTAATAACTGCGTGATGAAAAGCAACCATCCAAAAAAGACCTGCACCCATTGCCTGCATTTTTCTTGGCTCGCTTGGCCACACCATTGCAAAGCCATGTTTTTTTTCAAATGCGCTTAACAATCCATCGCCTGCTTCAAATAAGCACGAATGCTTTGTGCCGTAAGCATAGGCCAGACATATCTTCACCACTGCCCCATTCCCCACCTGTGGCGATTGGCACGGGCCTCTCGCACACAGTCGGCATACTGCTCCGGCGTGTAGGTGCCGATGACGCGGGCGGAGAACATTAGAAGGACTTGTGCGAGGGTCATTTTATTTCTACGCACTCCCTTCCAGAATTGTAGTCATTGCCAAATTCACCGTTTGCGTCAATAAACTGACCACAATTTGAGAAACCTATTGAAGAAATCTCGCACCATTCTCCACTTCTATGAAAAGGGCTTGCGGCCGGCTTTTTAACAACAACGGGTACGTCTGGATTTTCCAATAAAATTTTCGCTACTTGATGCGATTTCACAGCACCGCCTTTGGCAGCGGCCCCGCCAGTTTGTAATGGTACTTGCTGGCGTCGTATTCCAGCGGATAGCCAAAGAAGTCACGCAGCAGATCGATGTCCCGCTGGATGGTCTTGTAGCTACATTCGAGCTTAACGCCCAACCTGGCACAGCTCGGCAGGGTCATATCCCGGCGCAACATTCCAGCGATCACGCCAAGGCGGCGGAACGTCGGCCGTGTATCGCCAAGGCCCGCAGCCCGATTCCGCTTAGAAGCAAACGTGGCGGCCTTCGTGCTCACTTCATCACCTCCACCATCGCCACTTTCGGCAACCGCATTGCGTTGAACTGCTTTTCGCTGGCAGCAAACACGTCGATTACTGGCAACTTTCCACCGCTCGCCTTCTTGCTCTTAACGGCAGTGCCAGTATCCACGGCCACCCACTCCCGCTTTGCTCCCATCACGCGGATCTTTGACCACAGCGGAATGATGTCTGGGTCGACGGCGCAGTGACGGCCAGCACGCAACCTGGTTCCAGTGCTCGACTGATAGCGACTGCTCCATTCGTCCTCACCCGGCCAGTAGCCAGTGATGCGAACTTTGATTTTCTTCACGTCGATCTTTTTGGCAATCGGGCGCAAATCGATTAGTGCGTTACTTAGCTTAGTCGTTGTAAAGCCAAGCAGGGCGATGAACGAAAGCAGGGTCCTCATAGCCCTGGTCTCATCCGCTCAATCAGATCGTTCTCGCGTCCTTCAGCAGCCGCCAGCGCAGCCTTCGCCTCTGCCAGCTCACGGGCCAACGATCGCACGCGGTTAAGCAACTGCTCGTGGGTGGATTGTTCGGCTAGGATCTCAATCACAACGCACCTCCCGTGGGTCATACTTCTTCAGCCAACGCCACACCTTGCAGATGGACGTGAACGCCTCAAACGCCTGGGCAACTTGTTCGGCAGTGTAGCGAATGTCTTGCAACTGACCGGTGACTGGATCGATCAGAATGTTTCGGCAAGCCATCCCATCGTCGGTAAATGCGTACGCGTAGGCACTGAGCTGCAAAAGATCATTTTCATAGCCTGATGCTTTTGAGATACCCTTTGCGTCCTTCTTAAATTTCCTCGTCTTAAAATCGATAACCTCCATCTCACCGTGGATCTGGGCAATCAAATCTACCCTTCCTGCGTAACCTTCCGCCTCATTCACTAGGACTGACTCACTGGCGTGAACTTTAGTCACACAGCACTCACGCCATTCTTTTAGCCCTGCATAATGCTCCTCGTAGCCTTTGACTAGGTCACCCGGTTCCTGCCGATTGATTATCATTTCAGCTAGGGAATGAATGTGAGTCCCGCGGGCAGCGGCGGCCTCAACTTCCTTTCTGCTGTCTAGTACCACTCGTTTGGCAAAATCGGCCAACGATTCACCATCATTCCGCGGTAACGAAAGAGCCGCAGCAATCGCCTGTTCTTCCTTCCAATTCATCAGCCCCTGCTTGCTGGGGCCAGCCGCCGCGAGGATGGTGGTGACCGATGGATATGCGCCCACCTTGCGGGCAGATCGCAGATCACCGTGGCACGACTCACCGGACGCCAGGTAATAGTGCGACGACTCCGTCTTTGCTGTGGCAATAAGCGCAGCCATTACTGCCAGTCCTTAATCAGTCGCATAGTCATTAGAGCCAGCACGACTGCGGTGGTTGGGAACACGATTTGAACTATCAAAGTTAGGATTTCCATATTGGTATTCTTTCTGGCCGAGGTGGGGATTGCCCACCCCGGCCAAGTGCTTAGAAGGGCACGGGAGTTCCGTCGGCATCTAACTCGACGACGGCTGGTTTCGGTGCGCCAGGGCGATTGCATTTCCTGACGAAGTCCTTATCGACTTTAATTTTCGTTGCACCTGCGGGCAGTACCGCCTGCACATTGGCGTATGTAGAGCCATCACGCTCTGCATGTGTGACTAGGATCTGGCACGGCTTACCGATAAGCGTTTCCAGATCCAGATTCTGCGGTGGCGCCTTTTTGGCGTAGGATTTCAGATCTTTGAACAGAGCTGCTTTCTCATGCAGGCTCAGTCCATAACGCCGGCCGATGGTGAACGGCCGCCCGTCCTCCATCTTCTCAGCGATCTGCCATACCAGGCGGATCTGGTGCTTCTTTCCATACTGCGTTTCAACTACGCCCAAGTCCTCAACGTCGCAGAACACTGCGTCGTGATTCCCTTCGGGTGCGGGAGTGTATGTTCCCCCTCTACTTGCTACTATTGGCATATTAGGATTTCCTTTCTTGGTTTCTTTGTTTTTGTTTCTTGGATTTGCAACGACTACTCATCGTCACAAAAGTCGTTATTTCGGTGCGGTTGGTTTAAGTCTTGGAACTCGCGGTCGGCCAAGTGCCAAGCGATCTCATGCTTGCGTGCCAAGTCCTTGGCTTGCGCTAGGTCGCCACGATTGACTGCTTTCACAACTCGCTCGGCTGAGTTGCGGCAGGCCATCACTTCGATGTTTTCGATCAGGCGAAATTTCGTCAGGTCGGTCATAATTAGCCCCGTCGGTTGTTCCCGTAGTAATCGGCGAAGCGCTGTTCCTCATATTCAGAGTCAGCTTTCTCCCGCTCATAGACGTCGTATTCGTAGTCCGGCTTGTCGTTGTTGATAGGTGTCTCGTTGGTTGGTTCGCTCATTTTGTTTTCTCCTTCATCGACAAGCGGAATGATTTGGCAGTCATCGCCACTGCTTCAGCCGTCAGGCACTTGGTTGTAAAACGCCAGATGCGCCACCCCAGGTCGGCGGCTGCTCGGTACTTTTCGCAATCTTTCACCATCCCCATGCCTCGCCCGTGACGGCCTCCAAACGGTAGGAACGCACCACCGTCCAGCTCGATCGCACAACGGGCAGATTTGCAGGCAAAGTCAAAGCGCCATTTGCGGGTAGGGTGAAAGGTGTGCTCGGCCACCAGCTCCGGCCCTCCGGCTACTTTCCAAAGCAGGACAAACTTATCGGCTAAGGCGCTCACAGAATTGCTCCTTGCTTTTCAATTAGTCCTTTTAGGATATCCTCAATTCGTTCTAGGCGATTGCGTAGCTCACGATGCTTGGTCTGCAGATCGATCAGCGCGGTAGTTTGGGAAAGTTGAGCCGATCCGTAGCTCTGGCTGGCGGTAGCTGGCAACACGCCCTCTTTTTCTAAGTCGCGTACAGTAGCCGCAGGCGGATAGAACGCCCCGGCCACGCCGCCTTGGTTGGGTGCGGGGGCACCCGATCCAGAGGCGTAAATCATAACCAGTCCTTAAAATGTTTTCTGACTACATCGATCACCCAGCAAAGAGTAAGAAGGCAAACCACAAGGCCCCCGATCCCAGCTCCGACAAACAACGCCCACCCAACTATAAAGCCGGAGAGTTGCGACAGATCGCGCAATAGTTCCCAGGAGATCATCGCTGGGCGCTCCACATGCGGGCGACCGCAGGGTTAGGGTGGTAAGCAGGCTCCGCCGGATACCCGCCCCGAATTAAAAAAGAATGTTGCTGGTAGTGCTTCTTTTTAGGCTCAGTTATTACTGCCGTGTTACCATTTCGGCATAAGTCGTTGTAGCCATAAGCCTCGGACGGGGTGGGATTTGAACCCACGGATCTATTTCCTTCTTTGATTTGATTGATTATGATTGGGAAGCTCATTGTATAAACTTGCGTTAAACTGACCGAATGTTACCGTTATCACCATGGCGTATTCTTACCAGAAACGCGGCAGCCCTTGGTTCTTTATTCGTTTTAAAGACCCGACTGGAAAATGGCGTAGCAAGAGCACCCGCTACCGAATCGACAATACGCTGCATCGTGCGAAGGCAACGGCCGAGGCCGCCAGAATTGGCGTTAATGAAAAGCGAGCGGATAGTGGCCACGATTGGGTTGACGATTTGATTGAAAATCACCCTGTTTCTCCTCTGACAAAAGTGTATTACAGGAATTGCTGGCGTCATCTTGCGCGATTTATTATCGAAAAGAAAATAACCCTGCAAGCGTTTTCTGCATCCGATTGTGAAATTTATTTGCGATGGCGCCAAAGCCTGCCGCGCACGTCCGGCGGCAAAGCAGGCAGGAACCAAGCGTGCCAAGATCTGAAGATTCTTAAATGGATTCACCGCCAAGGCAGACTGCTGGGCAAGATGGATTCTGTAGCCCTTCTGGATTACCGAATTAAGAGGGGGCCGATCTCCCGCGTTAAACCCGTGTTTTCGGACAATGAAATTAAAATCACCCGGAAGGCTCTGGCTGTGGAAGGTGTGCCCGAATGGATGCGAATCAGCTTTGAGATCGCCCTGGCTACGGGCTGTCGCCTGCGTGAGACACAGATACCGCTTGATTGCGTGGATTTGAAAAACCGTGTCCTGACTTTCCCCTGCCCCAAGGGGGGCGCTGGCAAATCGTTTAGCATCCCCATCCCGGCCGCCATCGAACCCATGCTTGCCAAGATGAAGGCCGAGGGGCGCGAGATGACTTGCGAAGTGCCCCGCACGCGAGCCTCGCTTTGCTGGCGTCGCCTGCTCGATATATGCGGCCTCAAGCGTCACTGTTTTCATTCCCTTCGGGTAACCCGCGTGACTCGATTGAGGCTTTCAGGCTGTTCTCAATCCGTTGCCATGAGACTCGTGAATCACTCGTCGACTTTAGTGCACGAGTTGTATCAGCGGCACTGCGTAGACGATCTCCGCGATGCTGTGAACTTAGGCCAGTCGTCCGTATCAGCCGCCACTGATCAAAATCACTCGGAATTACCTTACCCGCGATCTGTGGGAATCCAGGCAGTGCCTGCATTTGCTTGATTCGGGTGTAGCCCAGCCCGTAAGCGGCGCCTAGTTGGCGAAGGGAAAGAGCTCGGTTCTCCTGGCGGAGTTTCATGGCAATATCGTTGAGACGCCCCAAGCTCATAAGTATCTAGCTTTGCTCTCCCGATGCTTTTGCAAGAAGTTGAGTGATGAGTTGGGAAAGCGAAATACGACGGGCAGCGGCAAGTTTTTGTGATGCTTTTTTCACGGCAACGGGCAATACGATGTTTGTCTTTTCTGCTTTTAAACCGCTGAGTGGACGACGAGGCATACGCCATCACTACGCACACACGGCGTATTGGCAATACTTTTCTTTTTGTGATTAACTTTTTAATTTATACTTGAATGCGTAATAAATACGCATACAATCCTCCCTATGAAAAAGGCGAAAACGAACCTCACGATCGATCCCAAAGTTAAGCGGAATGGTGAGCGTCTTGCCAAAAAAAGCGGATTATCCCTTTCAGCATATATTACCACGCTGCTCGTCAAAGAGCTGGCCAAAGAAAATAGGCGTTAGCTTTTGGGCGATTTGCCTTCGGTCAGCCTGTAGTGTGGCACCTTCCTACAATGGCCTAGAAACTTCTTTCCCTTTGCATCAACGTGAGGCAATCGGATCACATAGCTTTTTCTTTCCGCCCTGCCGTCTTTAACTAAGCAGGCTAAAAGTTTGTTGGCGTAATTTGCCGACTTGCCCCACAGGTCGGCTATCTGTTTTTTAGTCAGCCAGCCCGGTGGCACTACCTCCTGACGATACCCAGCGACATACTCCGTTAGAACGGTCGCCCAATCTGCCTTTATACTGGATAACGCCATACGCCTCCTATGGGTGAAAGCACGTTCACTGTGCATCCCTGCCCGCCTTCTACGTATTCGCCCCAGGCAACGCCATGCTGCCATCTGGTAACGGATCGCTGACGCCGGGCGTAGTGCATGCTAGGAATGTCTGCTAGGCAACCGATCGACCAGCCCACGGGTGCCCCGATGCTGCGGCCTGCCGTGCGATCTATCCGATGCAAGTGCCCCATAACTACGGGTTTCCCAAGCATCTCAACGTGATCTCTGACGGCGCTGGATTCTGAATACATAAAACCGTGGCCAAATGCCGTGCCTCCTAGAATGCGCCAGCCTTTCTCAATGTCGTAAGGCACGTACTGCGCCTTTAGATCCTTGCACATGTTGTAGATCTCCGACTTGGCCGACGTGCAGCAGTGCGCCACAATCGCAC